AATCAAGTCATATAGTACCTTTTCTGTGATGTAATCTCCGTATTTTAATAGATTCATAAAAAAAATTATTTAGTACAATATATATTATTTTTTGAATTTCAATATGTCACCTTAATAATTATTTTTCGTAGAAAATATATACAGAGATATGGTAAACAAAATTATACAAATAATTAAAATACTTGGTATTGGTGTCAATGAATTGATTATTGATATTGAGTTAGACTCAATTACAATAAATTCAATTGAATGGATACAATCCAGTAACAAAGTAGTTGTTCATATCTTTGATGAGGATTATGATATTGAAATGGACTTTGATGATTTATCAGATGAAAATCAATTAATAATTCTGAAAACTCTATCTGCTCTAATCTACAATTAAAGACTATTTAACATTTGCATCATTTCCTTCTGAGGGAAAATATCATACTCATCAGTTCTAACTTGTGTATGTGATCTTAAACCACCATTTGTGAACCAAGCAGCATTATAATCAAACCAAGTCTCATTGTATATACCACTTTGTATTTCGATATTCCATCTACTCTTGACATAGATTATTAATCTTCTAAGACTTTCTATTTGGTTGTCGGTATATTTTTCCCAATATTGATACCCTCTGAAATTAACTTCAACAACCTCACTACCCATAACTGGTTTATTAACATAGTTATAGAATCTACCATCCTTACCAAGTGTTAAGGGTCCGTAATTACAAACTTCTATGGCAACTGATTTAGAATTTAAATCTTGACTCTTAGCACCGTTTATACCTAAGTGATATGCCCAGTATCTATCATCAAATGCTTTTAATATCTTACCATCCCATAGTTCGTCACCAGTTGATGATGATTTTCTACCTATAACATAATGAGTTGCAACTTTTAGTGGGATTGGGTTACCTTTTTTATCTAACACAGGATTACCTTTCTTATCCTTCATAAAGTCTTTTTCCCAACCACCTATTGTCCAATCTGGTCTTGAACCACCAGCAGTGTGATGTAACCATATAGTATCTTTTTTAACTTCTTCTTTGATATATTCTTCATCATTTAATAAGAAATCATATATCTTAAACCCATCTTGACCAATGTGTGATACCTTTAGTGGTATATCAGCAACAACAGGCTCTTGTGTAGATGAGATGTCAAGTGTAGGATTAGGATTATATCCCAATAGCTTATTCCAAGTTACCATACCAACCACGCCATCTGGCTTCAATCCAACAGCTTTTTGGAAATTGGTTACTGATACCAAAGTATTTTGTCCATAGAATCCGGTGACTTTTTCTTTTGAAAATCCATATTCCATTAGTTTTGTCTGTAAGAATCTTACATCTTCACCAGACATATTTAGCATAATAACCCTATTTAGTCTCATCTTGTTTACTATTATTTTGTGAATATCTTTCCTTATTCTTCTTATCCATGTATGCTTTAATATCTTCATACGTTACAGCACCAGGATTTGCAGAAATCAATGAGGCGTCTGCCTTTCTCTTTTCGGATTCTATTTTCTTATTCTCAGCTTCTCTTATTCTTTCTTCGTGTTCTGTTTCCAATTTCTTAAGTACGTGACCTATAAAATGCTCAATGCCCTTTTCTTTAACCATTTGTTTATCAAATTCAAATATGAATTCCTCCATATTGTAATAAACTGCTAATACATCTTCTTTTATGTAATGATCAACATAGAATTTAATATCACCGATATTACCTTGTCCATAGATGGTTGCTTTATACTGGGTATTGTAAAAGTAACTGAACTTATCTTTATCATTCAACGGTCTAAGATCACTATTTTTAGACTCCATTGTAGATGATAAACCAAGATTGACCTTGAAGTATCTACACTTTTTAACTTCAAGCATAACTTTTAGATTTGTAACAATATTATAAGCCATAATGACTTATTTATTAAAAAAATGGAGGTCTCTTAAACAATTATTCGGTCTCTATGGAGAATTCTTCTTCTCCCTCATCGAAATTCTCGTCTAATTCAATTTTAAGATTTATAAGGAATTCCTCATCAATATCTTTGATAGGAACATTTTTACTAAGCTGACCAACTACTTCAAATGTATCTAAGTCATACTTTTTGAATTTTATATAACATTTCTCAATATCATCAATTGAAAAGTCAGCTTCAGGATCTTTAGGGATTGCATTCTTCAACTCTATCATAATAAATAGATTATAAGTTGCTTCATCATCAGAGAATTTAACGGTTAGGTTATCATACTGCTTTGAGTACTTTGATATCTCAGAGCTTTCAAGTCTTACACCTAAGTCTTTTAATGACATAGACTCTTTTTTCTTCTTACCTTCTGCTTTGGCTGCCTTTACTGATATTTCCTTTGGCTTTTCTTCCTCTTCGCCTTCCTCTTTTTGGAAGTCAAACATATCATCTATCTTCTTCTTAATACTTTTAAGTGCAGTTTCAATGTAAGTCTCTGGAGTATCGTTAAACTCCTCATTTATAAACTCTATGAATTTCCTAATTTTCATATTGTATATATTAAATTTTCTTCGTATATTTGTATGATTATGGGAAATATTGGATATTGTTGTATACCACTCGGTTGTAATGTAGGTAAGCCTAAGAAAGATCACATTCTTGTCAACAGAGGCATGGTTCGTAAAACCTTTAATGCTAAAGGTTTGTCATATGTTTCAGAGTTGGTACTACTCAACCTGAAAGATACGTTGAAAGTATTAGACTATAACATCAAGAATGATATTCATGTCTATCGTTTATCAAGTGATTCTTTTCCTTGGATGACTGAGTATAACTTTCAAGACCTACCTAAATTCCCGACAATACAAACGTACTTACGACTTATCGGTGATAAAATCAAATCTAATAACATTAGAGTTTCCTATCATCCAGGTCCCTTTAATGTATTAGCAAGTGAGAACGAATCTGTTGTTACTAAAACAATTGATGAACTTAACAAACACGCTGAGTTGATGGACTTAATGGGTTTAGAACAATCCACATTCTATCCAATCAATATACACATCAACACAACTCAACCAACAAGAGAACAAGCGGCTCAAAGATTTGTCGATAGATTCCCTCTGTTGTCTGAGTCTTGTCGTAAGAGACTAACACTTGAGAATGATGATTCACCGAATCAATATTCAGTTAAGATGTTATATGATATGGTTCATACTAAGATAGGTATTCCTATTGTATTTGACCAACATCATTTCAACTACGGTCCACAAGACCAAACAATGGAAGATGCACTCAAACTTGCTCTTTCAACTTGGTCAACGAGAGCTATGACACACATCAGTTCTCCAAAAACATTAGAAGATAATAAAGGTAAACAAACAGCACACGCTGATTACATATACGAAGAAATTAAAACATATGGTTATGACTTTGATACAGAAATTGAGTCAAAAGCTAAAGACTTGGCTGTCATCCAATACAGAAAAAAGTTTCAAGTTCTCAAAGGGTGATGAGGTTATAGTACTTGTCTATGAGACCAAATGGATGGGAACTGTAATAGATATTGACTCAGATAGAACCAACACACCAAGGTCAGAATATTATGTCGCGTTCAAGGCTGACAAATATGGCAAGTATCAATGTAAATACTTTTTCACAGAGGATGAATTAGAACACACGGATAAACAAAAGGAAAGAGATTGGAGACTGAATAAGTTACTAATGAAAAAAGAGAGTTAATTTAACTCTCTTTTTCTTTTTCTCTCTCTTCTGGTGTTAGTAATCCTTTTCCGAATTTCTTAATACGTTCTTGATATCTTGTCTTAACTCTTTCTGATATAGGAACTGGAGTGCCTTCATCATCTATTCTAACAAATACCATTTTGGTTGAGCACACGATTTGTTGGTCACCTGTGTAAACATTATGCTTACGAGCTTCTAACTTAACTGTTATCGATGTATTACCAATCTTATCAACCTCCCCATATATCTTTATTAAATTACCTACTTTAACAGGTCTTTCAAAAACGACTTCTTCGATTTTCTTTGTGATCATTCTTGGGGTATCACATATCTGGCAACAATATGCTGCCGCTGCTTCGTCTAAAAAGGACATCATTTTTCCACCGAAAAGGTTACCATGTACTCCTAAGTCCAAAGCCATGCAAATTTTATTAGTTATTAGTTCCATTATCTAGTATGTTATTTATTTTGTTATCTCTTTCTTCAAATTTTTCTGTTATATCAGCATATCTAAGTTTGTAGGTGATATCCATTGTTTTAAGGTTAACAACCTTATTGATATAGAATAGGACGAGTCTTCTCCATTTATTGTTTTCAAAAAAATCATCAAGATCTTTTTCTGAATTAAAGTCAATAGTATCACTAACTTTATATTTAGTTGAGATGAATTCATCTCCAACAATTTTAAAAGTATTAAATATTGGTACTGCACAAACGTATGATATTTTATCCCAATGTTTATCAAGAAAAGATCCTAACCAAAGTGATGGACTCACAGTTGCCCATTGAACATTGGTATTATCTGATGCCATTCTTTTGCAATTTTCAATTAGAACAATAATACCATCTAAGTTGTACTCACCTACTGGGTATAGTGATATATCCTTTTGTGTATAGCTGTTATTGTTATTTAGACTATACATATCAGATAAAAGTTTTTCAAATGCCATATTAAATATTAATTTTAATTACATCTATTCCTGCCTTCATTAGGAAGTCTAAACCCGATGTGTCTTTGTAATCCTCTATATAAACTAATCTTTTTATACCAGATTGTAGTATAAGTTTTGAACAATCTCTGCAAGGTGAGTGAGTTTGATATAATGTTGAACCCTCACATGAATGTCCATGTCTCGCACACTTCAGTATGGCGTTAGCTTCACCATGTATCACATACCAATTTGTATCACCATTACCATCTTCACAACAGTTATCAAATCCAGTTGGTGTACCATTATATCCATCAGATATTATCATACCATTTTTAACTATGAGTGCTCCTACTTTCTTTCTACTACAATGAGATAGGTTTGACCACTCTCTTGCCATTTTTAAGTAGGTAATGTCATATTTCTTTTGCTTAAAATTTGATTTCATTTAGTATGTTTTTAATTTTGGCTTTTCTAAAATCGGCAATGCTATCAAATCCTAAAATATTCTTCATCGCCCAATCAGTGCTTATCATTGATTGTCCCATTAATCTATTGATTAGACTAATCTTCTCTTGTAGTATTTGTTGTCTTGAACGCATTTAATATGTTTTTAATTTTAACACTTCTATTCAGTGGTCGAAGGTATTTTTCAAATTCAAAGTAATATGGTCTATTTTTTGTTTTTTGGTCAAAAACTGTAAATACACCTTCCAAGATGTATGTGTTACTTGATGTCATTTAATATGTTCTTAATTTTTCTCTTTCTTTTTTCGGTCTTAGTCCACTCATCCATGACCATACTGAATACAGCAGAATTGGCAACCATCCAGCTTGCACCACTTCTTCTTGACTTAAGAGCTATAGCATTAGAAGTATTATTTATTTTAGTCAATATTGACTTTTGATAATCACGCAATTCCATTTCTCTCGATTTTAGTTTTTATACTCCAGTTTTTTGGTAGATATGGACAATCATTATTTTCAACGAAATGACTTCTCCACATTTCAACAAATGATTGTATATCTGTTACATTAGACATCACTATTTCACCATGTGTTCTCTTAACAACTGTTGGTGTAGATTTTGACATCTCTATTATTTTATCTTTGGTTAATCTTTTTATACCCAACTCATCTCTTAAACTTTTTCTAAGTTCTCTAAGTCTTCTACTTGGTACTTTCTTTATATCTTCTTTCAATAATGTAGATGCTAATTTACTTATCTTCATAAGCTTTTTATCTTTGAGTGTTTCACCATTAACTGGTGCACTATACTCAATAGCTAAACTATTCTTTAAGTCATCAGCACTTCTCTCGTATTTCTCATGACAAGAAACACAAAGTGGAAGGACATCATGAAAATTATGTGATTTTAATTCGATTGGGAAGAACTTTCGATAACAATAAGGCACGACATGATGCCTTGTTAAGTACTCTTCAGTACCACAAGACACACATCTATTATCCATTTCTGTTAATCCAAATTCTTTATTGTGATTACCTAATCCCTTTGGCTTGAATTTCAACCTAACTGTATAAGGGTCTTCACTTACTAACTCACCGATTGGTTCTCCTGTACTTTTATCAAGTGTCTTGAGATACCAGTCAGCTCGTTTCTTCTCACATCGAAACATTAAAATGCCTTCTTGTGAGATAACTTGGCAATTTCCGTAGATTTTTCTGTCTTTAGTTACACCATATGATGTTTCCAATCCCATTGACGTTATATAGATTTTTCAATCTGTAACATATTTAATTCTAAAGCCTGTTTTCTACCAAAGATAAGTACACCAACTTTAACTCTTTGTTTGGCTTCATCGATGGACTCAACTGTACCTTTGAAACCGTTGAATGGACCATCTATTACTTTAACTTCTTCATTAACACAGAATGTGTTTGATATTTCTTTACTTTCGTTTTCTTCATGTTGACCCATCATCTTATTAACTTCTGATTCAGTTAATGGTTGGATGTCACCAGCTCTGTTTGTTAGAAATCCTGTAGCACCGTTAACAATTTTAACTAACTGTTTTAACTCACCAACTGCAGATGTCTCAACGAAGATGTAACCAGGGTACATAACTTTTTCTCTCATTACCTTTTTACCGGCTTTCATAAAGAAAGACTTCTCCATTGGTACAAGGACTCTTCCGATCTTACCCATCAATTCTCCCTTTTCTCCCTCTTTTTTAAGTCTTTCGGAAACAGACTTCTCACGATTAGCTTGTGCTCTAACTACATACCATTTCATAGTAACTTCTCTAGTCATTGTTATCATTTTTATTATTTTATTTGTTGTTATTTATCAAGACTTTTATAATACTTAAGCTCTTCTTTTATGAAATCAAAGTGGTTCTCTATTAAATATTCCAAGTCCTCTTTTTTGATTCTCAATTTCATCAATAATAGTGTAAAATCTTTTTCCGAAATATCGGATTTTTCTGTTTTACCACTTTTAGACCAAAACCAGTTTGGATAGGGTTTGTCTAACATGAAATTGTACCATAAATCTAAAGCAGATACCTTATCTATTGTTTTTAGATTGAAAAGTTGAGCTTTCTCAGGATATTTTTTTGAGAAATACCGATTAAATATAAAAAAGAATGTTGATTTATCATCATCTGATATCTTAACCCAATCCCTTTTATTTCTAAACATTGCATTTACAACGTCAATCAATTCTGCCATTATATTAGTTTATTTAGTTGATTATCTCTAAATCCCTCTGGATCAATTGTTCGAATGAATTCAATTCCAAATATTTTTATTAGTTCATCGTTATTTAGTTCAAATGTTCCACCTTTTTCTGGAACAAATTTACCATTTACTAGTTCATATTCAATAACACCAGAAGATGGATTAAATACCTTTCTTTTTATCCCTATCCTTTCAAATGAATCAATCTTATCCTTTATATCTATTAATTTATTTGCTAATTCTGGTTCTTCAGTTATAGCCAACCATTCACAATAAAAGCATATTAGTTCTTCTATTCTTTTATTCTTAAGATTAAAGTGGTTATCAATTATTGGCAACCACTTTTTTTTAATTTGATCAGGATTTCCCAACCACTTTTTTTTAATTTGATTAGGATCTCCTTTCATTATAAACTCCTTCCATTTTATCAACAATCTCATTTGGGAAATTATTAAGTCTCAAATCTACTAACCTAACATTATCCTTGATGTTATCAACAATACCTTCAATTGATGTCTTACTTAATTTCTTTTTCTCACAAATTAAGTCGGCAATGTTTTCATATAGATCAGGGTCAGTTAAATTAACCTCACCAAATTCCATAATGTAATCATCATAAATAGATTTTGCACCCTTTGCTCCAATACCTCTTACTTTACCACCTTTATTGATAGACCAAACAGATTTTATATTATCACTCTGGTCACCTGATATTATCTTAACAATAAGTGATTCAATTGAGTTAACCTCATTTATCTCATATTTTGTTATGAACTTATTTAACAACCCTAAAAAGTCAGAGTTATCATTCAAGTTAAATATATCATCAGTTGGTAACTTTGATACTTTATTTAGGAATATTTGATAGTTCTTTGGTAAAAATAGTTTTTCCTTATTATACATCTCATTAGTCATTATGTTAATGAATAATGGGTCAATGCTATAGTTTACGATTTGTTTAATATCGTGGTCATTTGATACTATTATCACTGACCTACCCTCTAAGTTGGATCTTGTCACCAAGAATGATATCCAATCATCAATATTGAATACAGGCTCTTCTTTAGATTTTAATTTATTGCTTTCATTAGCATCATACACAGCATTAAAATGNNGATATCCAATCATCACCTTCAACATTTGGTGCCTCAAATATCTTGACACCACCTTTTATTGAGTTCTTAAACTCATCATAAGCACTAAAAACAAAACTCCAATCTATGTCAGAATCTTTTTTTCTTGTAGCTTTATAGTTTGAATATAATTGCTTTCTCCAGGATCTTTCTTTAGAGTCTGATACCAGATATACATTCGCAAATGGATACCACTTCCTATAA